TAGTCGTCGTCCGTGAGCGCGTCGGGAAGCTGGAAGGTCTGCAGCTTCGGGTCGAAGTTGATCGGCGCGCCGAACTCCAGGGTGCACACGGTCGCCGAGCCGTCACCGCTCAGGTGCGACGTGACCCCGATGATGTCCTCGACCTGGTTGATTCGGCCGCGAATGCCGATTCGCGGCTTGGCGTCGGTGTTGCCGTTGAAGAAGCCGAAGAACACGCGGTCGGTCGCCGTGAAGCCGGAGGTGATCGAATACTTGCAAGACGTGACGACACTCCATGCGTTCCGCGTCTGGATGATGTATTCGTTCGTTCCGCCGCTCAGCGCGACCATCGTGGCATCGCCAGAGATCGCGGAGCAGCGAATGCTCTCGGTGACGGGGTTGCCGTTGGTGTCGAAGCCAACGATCGTCGCCGTGAAGTCCTGCAGCGCCGTAGTGGCGTTGTCCTTCAAGTAGATCCCCACGGACTGCCCGTAGGCCAGTTCGCCGCGACCCGTGTGCGCCGTGCCGGCAACGTAGAGGATCTCGGCGCCCTCTGACGCGACCCCCGTGGTCGTGCCGCCCAGCGCGTTCCGGTCAGTCGCGCTGATGCCGCGCAGGTTGACCGTGTAGCAGAAGGACGGGTAGTGCAGCCCGTTGGTGACGTGCAGGCTCTTTTTCTTGATGCCCATTTACAGTTCTCCCCAGCGTGCTCGCTGGATACTCGGGATCGGTAGTGAAGGGGAGGAGGCCGGAGCCCCCTCCCGTGATGCTTGCTACTAGAGCAGGTCGATCAGGCGGGCGCCACAGCGCTCGCGAAGATCGACGCCCAGGTTGAAGCGGGCGACCATCGTGGCCTGGTAGGCGTCCTTGTTCGCGAGACGCGACCAGATCGAGCCGTCCATGTCCATCCACCCGAGCGGCTCGCACTCGTAGCGGTGGAACTGGTCCAGGGCCAGGAAGTCGATCATGTTGCCCCAGTAGTGCTTGTCCTTCACCCAGCCCAGGCCGTTGAAGTCCAGCGCCTTGTGGCCGCCCTTCAAGTCCTGCGTGTTGTTGAAGCGCTTGTCGGGGACGAGGATCTGAACGTAGTCGTTGTAGGGGCCGTAGCCCGACATCACGACTTCCAGGTTCGCGTTGTTCCGGCGCTCAGCGTCGGACACGGCCTGCTGCATCAGAGCCTCGGTGATCGGGCGCGGAACGCCACCGTTGTCGAGGACGACGGCTTGGTTCCAGGTGTTGCCCGCGACGGTCGCGCCCTGGAAGTTCACCGCGCTCGTGCCGGTGCGATCCTCGGAGCCCGTCTGGCCGCTCGCGGCACCGTTGCCGTCGAGAACGCCCACGTCGTTGAAGATGCCACCGATACCCATCGGCTCGGTGCGGAACGCCGTGTCGTTGATGCTGGTCGTCGTCTCGTTCGCGGCCAACACCACCCAATCGCCAGCCACGATGCTCGTGTCGTCGGCCACCGTGAAGGTGTCGTCGTCGACGAGAGCCGTGACCGTCGTGGTCTTGTGGTGCGTGCCGTTCGCCGCGATGAACGCAAGCCGCTGGCCGACCGCGATGTGCGTGGTCGGGGCGGTCGTGATCGTCGTAGCGCCGGCCAGGCCGGTGTTGATCTTGACCGTCACGTCGTTCGAAGCGGTCGACACGACTTCGCACAAGCGGCCCGAGCCGTCGTTGTGCATCATCCGGTTCCAGTCTTGCACGATGTCTTCCATCGCGCCGTCGATCTCCGGCTGCACCGCGTCGAGGTACGCCGCAGCGTCCAGCTTCGCAGCCGCCATCACCTTGCCGGTCATCTTGAGGCGCTTGTAGTAGTCGCGCCACATGAAGGAGTACCAGCCGTACTTCTGGTGATCGGGATCAGGCAGGTCGCCTTCCGGGTAGATCGTGGTGCCGCCGATGGAGCGCCCCGTCTTGATCGGATGGACGATGAACTTGCCGGCGATCCGGTCGCCAGTCGAGGGGATCATGCTCTGCAGGACGGCGCTCTGGTTGAGAGCGTCGACCATCACAGGCAGATAGAGGTCAGTCAGAACGTAGTCGAAGTAGGGGTTACCTGCACCCCACTCCAGACCAGTTGCAGCGTCGATACCAGCCATGCTGATTCAGTACCTTTTGGTTACACCCCGCCGCCGCGTGCAGCCAGTCGCATCTTCTCAGCCACGTTCAGAGCGTGCTTGCGCAAGTCGCCCTTCTTCATGCCTTCGACGGTGAACGGCTTTTCGGGGGGGGTCAGTGTCGGAGGGCCACCAGTGCGCATCGAGGCATCCTGCGCGTGACGTTCACGCTCCTTGAGCTTCACCTCAGCCGCTTCGAGGACGAATCCCCTCATGCTGTTGGCGACCGTCTCAGCGATGTCGCGAATGTCCGCATTGGAACCACTTGCGCCGATCGCCCTCACGAGAGTCGTGAAGACGCTGCGGCCCTTCTCAGTCGCTTTGATGTCGGGATAGTCATCCAGGGCTGCGCGCAGCTCAGCGTCTTGGCGGGACTGCTGGGACGACAATGCCGTCTCGCGCTGACTCCGCTCAATTTGCTCCAGCCTACGAGCAATGGCCCGACCCGCGGCACCGCTCGCCCCTTCCGTCTCGCCATCCTCGATCAGACCGAGTTCCTCGGGGGTCAAGTCCAAGGTCCCTCCTGATCGCTCCTGGGCCAACTCCGCGACGATCTTGACGGCCTTCGCGGGGTCCTTGCTCAGAATGTTCTGCAGACCCTCGAGCTCGCGCAGCTCCTCCGCCTTGCGGCGGTTGCGCTCTGCGAGGGTGTTGATCTCTTCCATGCGCCGACTGCTCGCCGCCCCGGCCGTAGCCAGTTCGATGAGTCGCTCGCGCGAGAGCTCCAGATTGCCGGTCCCGCTAGGGTCCTTGATCGTGAACGTCTCCGGCTTCACTTCGGGTTCGTCAGCCATCCTAGTTGTCCCCCTGCTTGCGCTTCATGGCGGCAATGTCCTGCTCGCTGATCTTGCGCGTCTTGGTCATCATCGCGGCGCGTTCTTCGCCAGTTTCAGTGTCGTAGGTGTAGATCCGGCGCATCGCGGCAGCATCCAGGCGGAAGGCGATCTCGCCGAAGCCCGTCTCGTCCGGCATCCAGACGACGTTGATCCCGTGCACCATCTTGGTCAAGCCGAGACACGTCTGACAGGGAACCGTTGTCCGCGCCCAGGGCTCGTCGGGCTTCTTGTAGGTGGAAAACCAGTCCTTCGACGTCAAGCGGCCGGCGCCGATGGGATTCTTGACGAAGTAGATCGCCGGGCCTTCACAGTGCCGGCAGCGATAGAACATCGGCTTGAGCACCGGGTCGATCTTGCGCGCGGCATCCATCGCCGCAGCCTCGTCGTCCTGGCGCTTCTCGACCATGCGGCGAGCGAACGTGGAGTAGTCCACCTCCTTGCCCTCGCGCGCGGCCTCGAGGATCTGCTTCATGCTCGCATTGCGAGCCGCCGTGCTCGACGCGACCTTCTTGCCGCGCGTGCGCGCAGCGGCCTTCGCCTTCACCTCAGCGACCGACGCCTCCACGTCATCGTTCGATGCGCTCGGGGTTCGGAGTGCCACGTCGGGCTTGTCAGTTTCTCCACTCATCTGCTCGGCTGCGAGGCCGTTCCTTTCACTCCAGCGCTGCCCTTGGTCTGAGCGAGCGCCTGCATGTTGGCTTGAATTGCCTGCTCGTAGAGCTGGCGGTGTTGCGTCCAGTGGTTCACGAGAGCCTCCTGAACGTTACGGTTCGCGCGCTTGAAGCGGTCGCTACGCAGGTGTCGGCGCAGCTCGCGCTCGTGCGCCTCGTGGTCGTCCCAGGAGTTGACCTGGACCGGCGTGAATGGATCGGCGTACATCTGCTCGATCTCGCTCCACTGGTTCTCGGCCTCCTCGGTCTTCTCGTTGATCGTATCTCGACCGACGTTGAACTTGAGCGACTTGAAGACCGCCGCGCGATCGTTCGGGTCCGACTGCGGTGCGAGCACGCCGACCTGCACCATGTCCAAGATCTCGGCGTTGCGCGCGACCAGCGACATCAAACTGTTCGGGTCGGGCACGAACTCGATGTCCTGCGACAAGTCCGCCGACGTGAACATCTTGACCACCCAAGAGCCGCCCTCCCCGCGATAGCGGAGCATCCGGGCCTCGGTGTAATACTTGCGCCCCAGCTCCAGGAAGAAGCGCGAGCTGCGCTCCTCGGCAGCCTGACGGCCCTCGACGACCGGGTGCAAGACCTGGTTCTTCTCCTCCTGCATCAAGCGGATACCCTCGCCAGAACGGATCTGGCCGGGCAGCTTCGACGTGTCGGGGTCGGAGTCCGCAGAGAGCTCCTGGATCTCGCGCGCGGCAATCTCCGCGTTCGCGAAGACCTCCTTCGGCAAGTTGGGCGAAGGGCCGGGGACGATGCGGCCGGCGGCAGGGTTGTAGCCGTAGATCGCACCGGGCTCGAGCGGCATGTTGCCGGTCGGGATGTTGCTGTTCTCGGGGACGAAGGTGATCGGCTGCCCGAAGACGTTTTGGAACTCGGTCATCGTCGACCGAGCCTTGTTGTATTGGAACTGGCTCGACGTGAGCTGCTCCGCAAGACCGATCCCCCACCAACGACCAGGGCACGGCACCCAGTCCCACTTCACGAACGGCAGGTGCAGCTCGGGGTTGCGCAGCGTGGCGAACGGGTTGGAGCGGTTGCCGTCCTTCGGGATGACGCCGCCGACGCTGACCAGCTTGAGGCCGTTCGGGTACTTCTTCGAGGGGCGCCAGTAGAGCTCGACGACGCGCACGCGGTCGCGGCGAGCCTTGTTCGAGGGGTTGCTCGCGAACGCGCGCCCGCCCAGCGCCGTCGACATGAACGCGATCGCGTCCTCGTAGACCTGCGAGCCGATGTTGTCGGCCGTCACCGGGACGTCCTCGATGTCCATCTCGTAGGTTTCGGCCGCGACTTCGCGATCGAGGTACTGGACGTGTGCCATCCACCGGGCCTTCTCCACGCCGCCATCGCGCGCGTTGGGGTCCTCGAAGACGGCGAACGGCGAGAGCGCTGCCGCGTCGATGTCACCCGGCGCGTAGTCAACGAACTGGCCCGCCTCCTCGTAGGAGCGGCGCTGCTGCGGGGAGAGATTCTGCGCGAGTCGACGCCCACCCCCGCCATCGGAGTCGAAGTAGAAGCGCTCGCGAACTCCGCGGTCGGGGTCCCAAGAGAACTTGGTGAAGCCGGTTCCGCAGATAGCCGCCCACATCAGCGCGATCAGTCGATGCCGGTCGTGGTGCGCCTGCTTCATCGCCTGCTCGACGATGCGCTTCCCCAGGTCGGCCTTGAGGAGCGCCTGCGGGCTGTCCGACGACGGAGCGGGCATGATCGTCGATCCAGCCTGCGCGATCTTCGAGACAGCCTTCACGACGGCCGGCAGGATCTTGTTCGCCTTGTAGTAGACCCGGTGCTTGCTGCCCGAGCGCGGGCGGCGCAGCAACATCCCGTCCTGGACGAAGTGCTGCTTACCCATGAAGAAAGCCATGCTCCGAAGCATGGACTCCTCCTGCGCGGTCCTCTCCGGCAAGAACCCGTTGGGGTTCACGCAGCCGTCGATCAACTGCAGCGCTTCATCGTCGGAGAGGTTCGGCATCAGCCTTCACCAGCCAGGTACTCGTCGGCGGGGATAGGGCGCACGCCGTTCATGCGGTCCTTGAAGAGATCCTCGCCCACGTCGGGCGAATTCGTCAGCTCGGAGATCGCCATCTGCATCGCGCCCGGCTTCTCGCTAAGGGCGATGACGTGCTTCTGCGATCGGTCGAGCATCCGCATCAGGTTCGTCATCCAGCCGCGAATCACGAGCCAGGTCACGAGAGCGCCAACGCTCGAAGAGACGCACAGGGCGCCGACGATCAGCGCAATCACCCAGGGGTTATCCATCAGCATCCGTCCCAGCTATCGTCCTCGAGCGAGTGTTGCCCGTCAGTCTTCGGTTCGTCGTACTTGTCGTGATAGTCCTGCCACATACGCTCCGTGGGGGTCAAGACCCGATCCGTCGAAGCGTGCCCCACCCCGCGGTGGTACAGCTCGTCGCGGACCATCAGGGCGATACCGTACCCCATGAAGCAGTCGTCATGGGGCTTTCCCTCGACGCGCAGCGCGCCGCTTGACTGACGCTGGACGTACCGAACGCTCTTGAGCTCGGTGAGCAGAACCTCGGATCGGATGATGCAGGGGTCCTCGCCGGCGATTGCCTCGCGCACGCGGTCCACCAGCATCGGCTTCGACTTCACGGTCGTCGCCCAGCCCAGCTTCTCAAGGGTCGTGTAGGCGATCGAGTCGATGACCCGGCGCATGTAGAAGTTGCCGTAGCCGTAGGCTTGAGCGGCCTGCTGCGCGGAGAGGCCGTGCGCGCTCGTTCCAGTCTCAAAGGCGAGACAGGCCCCGTTGTACCAACGCGCCAGCCGGACGCACATGCGCGCGAACTCGACCGGAGCCCGCTTCACACGCAGCTCCGCCACCTGCTCGCACGTCTCCATCTCGACCACCTCAGCCACCGACCAGTCGCCGTCGCGCAGGCCCTCGGCGGTGTCCGCCCCGATGACGTATTTCCGCCTCTGGGTCGGCTCCTGCCACACCGAAAGCGGCCCGCGGAGCTGCGGGTCAACGATCCCTCCCTCGAAGATGAGCGGCGCGCGCTCAGTCTTCGATGTCTCGATCCAGTCGGTTTCGGTCAAGCGGGAAGACCTCGGCTTGGTGCAGCTGCGGGATGAACGCGGGGAGCCGCTGGGAGCGGATCTCGTGCGCGGTCGGAAGTAGGTCTGCGCGGAAGAGGGGTTCGCGCGCAAGCATCTTGCTCATGCGCTGCAGCTTGTCCGTGTCGAAGCAGGGCGAGCCGGACGCAAGGAACGCCTCCTCGGGGGTCGACGGGTACTGCTCGTGGAACTTGTCGAGCGAGCCGCCGAGCTGCGAGTCGATCTGCTTGCGGCGCCAGGCCAGCTGGTCGTAGTCGACCTTCACCAACCCGTGACCGCGGCGGTGGTAGCTCTGCTCCAGCAGAAACTCCTCCTCCTCGGTGATGGTCGCCTTGATGTTCTCGATGATCGCCTCCGGCAGCTTGCGCCCGCGGCCGGTGGTTCGAGTCCAGCGGTACTCCTCGTGGAAGAACCACGGGAAGAAGATGGGGTGCCACGAGCTCGTGCGCTCCTCGAACGGCAGGTGGCGCTGCTCCCACGCACTCCAGAACATGTCGCGGAAGTAGCCGTGGTCGCCCTTCGCGGTCGACTCCATGAAGGCCATCGTGCCCGGCAGGTTCGGAAGGATCTGCAGCACACCCTTCGCCGTCTCCTCCGCGTTCTCCCACAGCCCGACCTCAGAGAGCTGCACGACCTGGCAAGTGTCGCCGTGGCCGGGGTCCTCGGTCTGGGACGACGACACCTCGAACTCCCCTTCGATCGGCTCGTCGATCGCTATCTCGTAGGTGGACGACTTGCGCGTCTTGAGTCGCCAGCGCGCCTCGCCCTCCTTGGGCATGTTGCGCAGCATGATCCGCGACATCTTCAAGAGCAGCTTCGACGTGTCGTTGCGGTGCGCGACAATCAGGCCCCGGAAGTGCCGCGAGCGCGACATGCGCGTAAAGATCCGGCCCTCGACGTAGGTGGACAGGCCGATCTGGCGAGGCTTGAGGATGATGATGCGCACCGGGACGCCCGCGCGCTGCATCTTGAGCACCTGGGCCTCAACGTAGCGCTGCTCCTGGTTCAGCTTGAAGGGCAGGAGCCCGACGCGCTCGGGGTCCTTGGGTCGGATGCGGAGCATCTTCTCCATGAACTCGTGATCGGTTAGCGGCCGGCGGCGACCAGTGGACAACACGCGCTTCGCCACACCCTTGTCGTAGCCGTACAGCCCGTGGAAGACGTAGTTCTCCTCGAGCGTCTTGTTGCCGTCGCTCTCCTCCTTCGCGTGCGCGAGCAAGGCGGCGAACTCTGAGCCGTCAGCGTGGAACGTCTTGCGCTTACTCGACTTCATAGTTGTCGAGCACGAGCTTCCGAATCCAGGTGAAAACGACGCCGTAGCGCTCGCCCAGCTTGCGCCAGGACCACTTCTGGGGGTCGTTCAGCCGCAGGTCCGCCGCCTCCTGCAGCGCCGCAGGCGTGATCTTGCGGGGCTTGGCGAGGCCGGGATGCCCGTGTCTCTGCACGCGCCGCAGGTGCGCGAGGCAGTAGGGAACCTTGGCCTTGTGCCGCCTCGACTTGCGGTAGTAGCGGTAGGACGGCTCGCCGCAGGCGGCGCAGGGGGTGTGTCTCAGGAGCGTGCTCACGAGCGGACCATAACACTACTAGACCGCGCCAACAAGATGTGTTGAAGTCGCGATCTCCGGCCCCGCGGGGCCACAACCACAAGAAGAATGCGAACCATGAAGAACCGAACCCTCTTCCTCACCCTCGGCGCACTCGCCGTCATCGGACTCGGCGCTTTCCGCCTGGCGATCGCGCAGCCCGCTCTCGGCGCAACCGTCAGTTACGATCTACAGCCCGGCGACGACCTGCCGATGTTCGACGGCGACCTCGACGAAGTGAAGTTCGAGACGCTGGCCGGCAGCTACTACGCATGGCAGCGAACAACCGGCGTCGGCCCGTGCGCCTACGACGTCGAGATGTGGGGCGACCTGCAGCTCGTCGTCGACGCGCTCGGCGGAGAGCTTTACGCGCTCGAGCGGTGGGAGCCCAGCGAGACGTTCGTGGGAACGGGGCCAGGCACGCTCGACACTGGCTATCAGACAGAGAGCGTCACCGACACCGCGGGGCGAACGATCTATAGCGACACGCGCTGCGACAACTTTGAGGGCACCGGGACCATCGCGCTGTCGTGGGCGCCCAAGACGAACGGCGGCGTTGCCGGAACGGGCTGCAACTTTGGCCCGCAGACGTCGACGCATATCTTGTCGAACGTAACCGTTCGCGTGACCTACACCCCCAAGTAGGGGGCGGACCAAGGGAGAACTGACATGAACATCGAACGAATGCGCGGCGAGCTCGACCGCCTCTACGACACCATCGACAACGCGGAGGGGCTGCTCGGCAAAGCGAAGCGGCAGCTCCTTCGCCTGAACGCCGGGCTTGTGCCCGAGCCGCCCGTGGTGGAGCCGGGGCCGACTGACGACATCGGCGTCACGATGCCCGGCGGGCGGGGAACCCTCCAGGTCGAACTCGCTGACGCGACGCGGCAGAGCGGGGGCGCAGACCTGCTCGGCCTCGCGATCGAACACCGAGTCTTCATCGAACACTTCCGCACCGAAGCGGGAGGCGTCACCGAGACGATCTGCGTCCTGCACAACGGGAACCCGGAAGGGCGCGGCGCGATCAACATCCCGCACTTGACCGTCAAGACGCACGACGGGCGCACGATCTTCGACGGGAAGGACGTGGTGATTCCGCCGGGGGGGATGTTCGTGGTGGGCGACTACGCTGCGGGCAATCCAGACATTGAATACGGCGATCTCGCACGCCTCTTCTGGCGCAATTACAACCTGGTTGGGTACGACCCGTGGGCCGACAATGCTCTCTGGCCCTGGCTCTCCAAGCTCGACGCCCTCTACCCGAAGGTCAACGGCGTCCGCATGGCGTGGGACCCCGAAGGCGCACGCGGAGGCGGTCAGGGAATCGAGCCGTACCGCTTCGAGTGGCGCAAGTGCCCCGCTGGCTTCGCGCTGGCGATGCAAGAGCTGATCGGCGTGGCGAACCGCACGACGCGCTGCATGACGGACGCGGAGGGGCGCTTCGCCTGGGACCGGACGCAGCCGTACACCGACGTTCAAGAAGCGTTCGTCAATCAGTGGATGCCCGACGCCTTCAAGTGGAACCCGCACACGAAAGCGGAGTTCGCTCGCGCCGAGTGGAAGAACATCGACGGGCAGCACGCGATCCGCGCTTGGTCCGCCGCGATGTTCCTCGCGCGTGAGACGAAGCACCCGTTCGCGCTCTGGTTCCTGGAGATGTACGAGAATTGGATGGATGCGGTGCATCTGAGCGATGCGCTGGACGGCGACGAGAACCCGGCTTGGTGGTCGCTGTTCAAGAAGCGCAACGGCGCACTCGGTCCGAACGAGCATTGTGGACGCACCCTCGCGCACCTGCTGCGGTTCGAGGGTGGGCTTGGGTGGCTGAACCCGGCGCGTCGCGCGACGGATACGAGCAGGGTGATGATCGACCTGCTCTCCCGGTCGTTCGACGCCAACGGCAACCCCCACGCCGCGAAGGCCGAGATCTTCTCCAACGAGAACTTCGACGAGTGGAAGCAGCGCGACAAGAACACGCGCTGCACGCAGGGCTTCGAGATGCAGTTGATGGCGCTCGCGCTGGAAGACTGCGGGCGGCGCTTTGAAAACGAAGCCGCCAATCTCCGCGCCCACCTCACCGACTCCCCCGCCTACGCCTACAACCTGGAGACGGGCGAGAAGCGGGGGCACGCGCATCCGTTCTTCGAGCTCTCCACGCACGGGAAGTTCGACGGCGACATGGACGCGCTGCGCAAGATCAGCGCGGGGCGGATCGAGGCGGGCGGGCCGGAGGCTGGTGGGGCGAACCCCATCAACTACCTCAACCCGAGGCGGGGGATCGCCTAGACGCCGTAGTCGGAGGGGCGGGGCTTGCGGCTCTGCCCCTCTTCCGCCGCGGCTTCGCGCGCGCGTTTCGCCTCGAGCGATTCGGGGGAGCGCAGGTGGTCGGCGGCGCGCATGACTGACCCCGGCCGGCGCCCCGCGAGCGCGCGCAGCGTTGCAAGGTCCGCCATCTGGTCGCGCTCATCGTCCGTGAGCTTTTCGCCGCGCAAGAGCTTCGCCTGCAGCTTCGCGCGGAACGCCTCGAAGCCCGCGTCGGGCGGAGGCAGCAACGAAGGGACCGGGCCCGCAGCGGCATTCCGCTTCGCAACCCGGTCCTTGTGTTCGAGGAAGCAGGAGCCGCAGAAGGTGGGGTCACCCGGTCGCCAGCCAGTGAGCTGAACGCGACACATGCGGCATCGCTGCGTCCTCACGGTCACTTCTTCTTGCCGCCACCGGAGCCGGCGCCGGCCTGGCGCGTGGTGATGCGGCCGGTGTTGGTGCTGGAGCTCTTGACGCCGTGCGCGCCGCCGCCCTTGCCGCTGTCACCGTAGGAGCCGCTGACCTGCTTCTTCGCGTTACCCATTTTCATCGGAATTCCTTGGTTGGTGTTGAGGCTTGTGCCTCTCGATCGAGCCCGAATCGTACCACTAGGACAAGGTGACGGCCAACCCAGGCGGGATCGTGCCCTCAGTCTCGAGCACGCGGTACATCTTGTTGAACTGCGCCTTCTGACCGCTGGTGAGCGCGTCGTACACGTCCTGGACGGTCGGTGTGCCGCCGAGGGACGTCTTGGTCGCGAGCCAGATATCCGTCGCCTCTTGGGGATCGTTCGGCATGTCGTAGAGCCACCAGTCCTCGCCGTTGTACGCGCCCGACGCCTTGAGCCAGATGAGCTTCCAGCCCTCCGCGGTCTGCGCCGAGAGGGAGCGGATGCCGCCGCCCTGGTCGTCGCTGAACATGTCTTCCGAGTAGCCGTTTTGGAAGGCGCGCTGGATGTAGACGTCGCGGCCCACGTTGCTCGTGTCCTTGCAGGCCCGGTCCAGGACGTGCGTGTAGTTGTTGAGCTCGCTCGGGAAGTGCGTGCCGGTCCAGCGACAGATTTGCGCGTAGAGGTCTTCGATGCCGCAGAGCCCCGGCCAGAAGCGCGGGACCGTGCCGTTGCCGGGGTTCACGATGCCCGGCCCCTTGACGACGCACGCGGCAGCGATGCCGCCCTGCCAGGGGGAGCGCTTCGAGTGACTCTGGTTGTACGTCGACGCCGGGACCGTGGGCTTGCCGGGCTCGAGCACGTCCCACTCGCCGGAGTCGCCGGGAACCGTGTCGGCACCGACCGTCGAAGCGAGCATGTCCGACGTGGACCCGTTGTCCGAGATGAAGACGATCATGGTGTTCGCCTCCTGCTCGGGGGTCATCGCGTCGAGGATCAGGCCCATCGCGGTATCGACGGACTCCACGAACGCCTTGACGATGCCGGGGTGCGAGGCGCCCGAGCCGGAGCCCACGCGCGCCGTTCCGCCGGGGTTCGCCGTCCCGTAGGAGTGATAGCCGTTGTCGTGCAGGTTCACGCCGTCGATCTCATCCCAGCCGGTCGGATCGTGGACCGCGTGGAACTCGATGTTCATCAGGAAGGGTTGGCCGTCGTCCGCCGCGTCCTCGATGAGCTGGCGCGCCTCACGCACTTCGGCGATCAAGCAGTTGGCCTTCTCGATCTCGATCGTGAAGTCGGCACTTTCGAGGCTGGCCCGGTCGATGATCGTTCTCTTCCGCGCGTCGTGAGTAGCGACGACGTGGTTGTTCGCCTCGTAGCTTTGCGCGCCCACGGACTCGAAGCCGGGCGGTGCCGTTCCGAGATTCTCGATGCTGCCGTAGTAGAAGCTCGCGTAGCCGCGCTCGACGGGCTGCTTGTACGAAGCGATCGTGTTCGCCAGCCCGAGCTCGGTGAAGCCGGGGTTGAGCTCGCCGGGGAAGTTAGAGAGGTGCCACTTGCCGACGTGGAAGCGGCCGTAGGGCGAGCCCTGCTGCTCCATCCTCTGGTAGATCGTCGTGCCGGTGTAGGCGAAGGGGATGCCCGTGATGGGGTCCGCCGCGGCGTTGCCCTGGATCGCGTTGCCGAGCGTGTGCTGGATGTTCGAGCGGCCCGTGATGAGCGAAGCGCGCGTCGGCGAGCACATGGCCGCGACGTGCATCCGCGACAGGACCAAGCCGTTCACCGCGAGCGACCGAAGCACGGGCGACGGGGGGTAGGGGAACGTGGATTCGTCCTGCGCCACCTCGGTCCACTGGTTCGCGCACCAGGCCGGATCGACCGGATCCACACGAGAGCCGGGGCTGGCCGGGTTGTAGCTCGACTGCTCGAGGTAGTCGTAGTATTCGCGGCCGGCGTCGTCGATCAGGAAGACGATGACGTTGTAGTTCGTGTCGGGCAGGTCGGCGACTTGCGCCTCCAGGCCGGGAGTGGGCAGGCAGCTCGCGGTCAGATCCGACGTCGGTGGCGCTGCAGCCGAAGCGGTAAGGTTGACGAGCGGCGCCGCGGCCGAGATGTCAGCCGCCGGCGGAACGTGCGCGGAGAGCTCAGGTCTGGGCGGAACGTGCGCGGATGTCACGCAACCTCCGTCACCGTCTTGAGCGTGTCCGCGTCGCCCTCGAGGAACTGAACGGGCTCGCTCGAAGCCGTGAGGCCCACCAGGTCCCAATCGCAGGTTTCGTCAGCCTCGCCATCCGGCGACCAGCCGATCAGCACCACGTCGGACAGGGTGCTGCCGGGGAAGGTGATGACCACCGTGCCGTCCGACCCGTCCGTCGAGTAGGTGCAGGTTCCGATGCACACCAGCGTCTCCGCCGTGTCCTTCTTGCGCACCTGCACCTGCCACGAGTTGATGATGATGTCGGCAGGATCGGTGAAGTCGTAGGCGTCGGTGAGCGCCGCGTCCTTGTAGAGCGTGACCGTGAACGACGACTTGCGGAACCAACGCAGGCGCAGGTCGCCATCGTCCCCGTTGGTCAGGTTCAGAACGCCGGGCTGAGGGTTGATTGCCATGTCCGAACCTTAGCGCCCCGCAAGAGACTGCGCGAGAGCGCTCAAAACGGGATCTCCGCGCCCACCTCGCCCAGCCAGCCAGACACGTCCAGCCGCGCGTCCTCCTTGAGCCGCACCGCGTCCCCGGCCACCTCGATCATGTCGAGCAGGGCCCACAGGCGCCCCGCGCGCGCCTTCTCGCGCTCCCAGGCACCCTTGTAGTGCTCCGCCGCGTCGTTCGCCTCGCGCAGCTCCGCGCGCAACTCGGTCAAGTCAGCCACTACGCGCTCCTCTTCGACCGAGCCCACCGAACGTACCGGCCACGCGCACGCGCGAGCTCACGGTCCCACTCAGCAGCCGTCATCGCGTCCGGCGAACCCTCGAGCGGGCAGCACCAGACGTTGCGCACGCCCAACCGCACTGCCACGCCCTCGATCTCGCGCATCGCCACCACCGTACAGTTCATCCGCGACGGGCCGCTCATCGGCCGCGTCACCCAGAACTGCAGGTCCGTCCACTCTCGCGTCTCCATGCCGCCACTTCTACACCCGAGCGGACCAGCACGCAACGCGCCGAGCACGAAAAAGGCCGCAAGCGCCATGCAACGCCTGCGGCCTCCCTACTCACCAGTCTCATGAAAATCACAGCTTCCATCCCAGGTAGCTGAGTGCAGTTGAGCGATTCGGCGGGCCCCGGTCCAGGGGGGGCCTCGCTTTCCGAAAATCCCGTCACAGATCGGGGTTGCGCGGACCCTTCAATGGGAACGATGCCGCAGCAGCACCCCGTAAGCCCCACATCCCTCGCCGTGTTGCTCGCGACTCTCGTGCTCATCGCGTGGGGCATCTACTCTCTCTCCAAGATGCAGGACCGCCTCGAACACCTCGAGCGCGAGTATCACCGCATCATCTGGCGCGACACCCAAGAGCGCCTCAACGAACTGCAGGACGAAGGCAGCGATGGCTGAAATCAGGACGACTGGACTCCAAGGCGGCGATCTCGTCACCACTCACCAGCCCCCCGAGACCGTTCGCGAATGGGCGAAGCGCCACATGGACGCCTACAAACCCCTACTCCCCGACACAGGCACGCTCAGCACCACATGGCCCGATGGCTGCGGCGTCACCACCTACAAGCAGGCCGGGGAGTCCGCCGTCAGCTTCCACGCGCGCCACGCCAACGACGTCGCCGTGGGAATGCAGGACGACCCGCCGGACCCCGCCTAGAGCTCAGTCAGTCGGCGGCAGCGCGATCCCCTGCGCCCGGAGCTCCAGCCGCAGCTCGCGAAGCTCAGCCTTGGTGGCGCTCTCGTCGGCAAGCCGCGTCATCGTCACGTTCAAGCCGCGAATGCCGCCATCCAGCTGCTCGAGCTTCTGCCCCCCGTAGAAGGCCACCCCCACCAGCGCGATCACCTGGCCGATCTCCACCATCGTCTTGCTCGTCACCAACGCCGCCGGCACCGACGCGCGCTCTGCGGGCGCCACCCTGGAAGAAGATCGACTCATCCAGGAATCCTCCAGCATCCCGCCCCCACACGCAAGCACACTTCAATTCGCCAGGCTTTACGACCGCACCACCGTCGATAAGCACCGCTTCTCGATCCACCACCCACCAGCTACCATCACACCCAGGTCGGCCCGCGGTGGGCCGGCCACTCGTTCCACGACAACCCAAGAGTCAGGCGTCAGCCCACCTCGAGGGAGTCGCAAAAACGAGGGGAAGGGAGGCCGCGGAAGCCACACAAAGGCAACCGCGGCCTTTTCATGCCAAGAATCCCACACCAGGGAACCACCCACCCCAGCACCAGCAACCACAACCCCTAGTGGGGGCACACCGGAACCACCACAACCAGTAGCGCCACAACCCCATCAACAACCCACGCTTATCGATCACCACCCCATCGATAAGCAGACTTTCCTTCCCTCGAGCGCCCGATTTGACGAGCGTGCTCACAATGGGTTGCGGCGGCGGGAGAGTTCTTCACTGACTCACTCAGCGACTCACAACCACAGCGCCGCCCGCGCCGCCCGCGCCGCACAGGCCGGCACAACACACCCGGCGCTTCCGGCACCCCTCACAGCGTCCTTCGGACACAAATGCTGCGGCAGAGCCGCCCACAACCTCTCGGGTCCTGCCACAAAGGCACATGACCCAGAAATTGCGGGAGGGAGGTTGAGTCCCTTCCGACGCCCCCCGGCCGCTCGAACCCCCCGGCCACCCCCGGTAGGGGGGTCTTCCTGGCCTCAGCTTCGACAGGTGTGGTGCCCCGCCACCTGACCGCCGGAGGCGGAGCGACGCGCCTGCCCACGGTGCTCCCGCGCTTCGCTTGGGCTCTCGACCCCTGACGGCTGCGCGTGGTCGACTGCCTGGCGTGCTCGACCGTCAGGCGGCTCTGCCGCCGGGCGTGTCGCCCGCGGCGCGTAGCGCCCTTCCCTCAGAGCGTAGCTCGTGGCGCTGACGTCAAGCCCCGAGCCGCAGGCGAGCGGGACGCAGCTGGCGGAGCGTGGCAGGCGGATGACAGCGCCTCGCCCGTATCGGAGCGAGCTAGTTACCAATGGTAACTCCCTCCCGAGGCGGAGAGGCAGGCGGGGGTAGCAGGTGGGATCAACCCTCCTTCCTCCCCCTTCCCGGTGTTGCGATTTGGTCCGCTTTTCCCTTGCTTTGAGGTGTAGTCTTGTGGTGCACTGGTCGATGTAAGAGGGTGTGGCTTGGGGGCTTGCGTGGTGCTCGCCTTGGGCCTTGTCCCTGCTAGCCTTGGAGGCTTGAGAGATGACTGAGATGCTGACGAGAGGGGGCGGGAATTCCGCCAGTGAACAGGGGTCGCTGTGGGCCGACGAAGGCCGTGGCGCGACTGTGGCGAACGCGGAGCTACGCGCCGGGCTCGTGGTGCTCTGCGGCGCTGTGGCCGGTGCCGGGAACGTGCGAGCCGAGGTGCGGGAGCTGGCCGAGCGGGTCGGTGGTGCGCTTGCGGCTGACGACGTGGTGCAGGGCTGGGAGCACTTGCGCGAGATCGGCCGCCGCTTGCGCGGGACTGACGACGGGCTGGGCTGGGGCAACAAGGCCGAGCTGGCGGGCGAGCTGCGCCGGGTGGCGCGGGCCTTCCGATCGGACGGTGCGCTGTGAAGCACTCCGAGAAGAACAGGGACCCGGAGCGGGCGCGGAAGCGCGCCGTGGCGGACCTGCGCTGCGCTGTGCGCAAGCTGGGCACGGCAGCTGCGATCGAGATCCTGCGCGAGATGGTGCGCGAGGAGCGGGGCACCGAGCGGCTTGACAGCCCGCCAGGTCGCATCGTGTTCGTCCGGACTGGCGGAGGTGACAAGTGAGCGCCGAGCTAGCGCTGGGCGCCCTGTGCGCCTTCCTCGTGTTGGGCGTGCTCGTGGGCGCGGCCTTGGCGGAGCCGGAGGCATGATCGTCGCCGACTTCTTTTCCGGCATGGGGGGCGCGTCCGAGGGGGCGCGCCTCGCCGGCGCCACGGTGGCGCTCGCTGCGAACCACTGGCCGGAGGCGGTCGAGTGGCACGAGCGGAACCACCCGTGGGCCCGGCATCTCGTGCAAGACCTCCAACAGCTCGACATGCGCGAGCTACCCGACTTGTCGCGCGGCATCCTCTGGGCTGCGCCCGAGTGCCAGGGTCATTCGCAGAACAGCCAGCCCGCCCGGCGCGGCACCGGCGGCAGTCATCGGCCTAGCCTGGCCGCTGCGCAGTCTCGCACGATCCTGCAACGCTCGACGGCATGGGCCGTGGTGAGCGCCGCCGAGATTGCCCGGCCTCGCACGATCTTGATCGAGAACGTACCCGAGCTGGAGCGCTGGGAGTTGTACGGGGCCTGGACGGGAGCACTCGAAGCGCTGGGCTACCACGTCCGCCCGCACGTCATCGACGCACGAGCCTACGGCAGCCCCCAAGCTCGCCGACGCATGATCCTCACCGCCCGGCTGGGCGCACCCCTCGAGCTTTCCCCGGCTCTCGAGGTTCCGCACGAGGCGCCGCGCACGCTGCACGGCTGCCTGGACATGCACGAGGCCCCCGAACACCGCTGGAGCGACATCGGCAGCAAGTCTGCCCGGATGCTCCCCCGGATGCGCAAGGCGCAGCAGGAAGCCGGAGCGCTGTGCCTGTGGAACAACGTTAGCGAGGCCCGAGGCCGCCCGCTTGACGGCGACGCGCCCACGCTCACGACCAAGAGCGGGAGCCAGTTGTACCTGCTGGACGGCGAGCGCTGCCGCATCCTCAACCCTCGGGAACTGGCGCGCATCCAAGGCTTCCCCGACCACTACCTCATTCCCGCTCAGCGAGAGCTGGCGTCCAAGTTGATCGGCAACGCCTTGGACGTCCGAGTCTCGCGCGGCGTCACGCTGCAAGCCCTGGAGGCATGATGAATCAGCTCACGATAGGCGGCTCGCCCGAGCCGCTACGGCCTTCCCGCTCCCGCCCGGCTGACCTAGGCCGAGGCGAAGGGAAGGGTCAGCCTACCCTCTTCGACGTTGGCCAGCCGGGCGACTTGCCCGGCCAAGACCTTCTTTTTCCTGACCCGGCGGAGCGTCCTGCCCCGCCTTCTCTTCCCTTGGAGACTGACCGATGATCCCTGCAACCCTGACCGCTGAACAGACCGAGCGCGCCGAGCGCTACCTGGAGACGATCGCCGGAGAGCTTGCCGCCGCCTCGGGCCGCTCGCCCCACGACGTCGCCGCCTTCACTGGCCCCGAGCTGCACGCCGCCGCGTGGGCGCTTGCGCGGGCAATGGTGCCGCGCCTGCTGCTCTGGCGCTCCGGCGGCCCGGCCTTGTTCGTGACGAGCCGTGACAAGACGGCCGAGCCGGTGCAGCCGCTCAACTGGCGGAACACGGCCGCCAACGTCACGAGGCTTGCGAGCTGGTGCAACGACCGCACCGAGCGCGAGCGGCGCCATGCTGCGCTGGAATTCCTGCGCCGTGCGCTCTGCCGCGTGCGCGCGAACGGCTGCGGCTTCCTGCTCGAAGCCGACGTCAGTGAGCTGCGCGGCATCCTGCGAGAATGCCCCGGCGCGGAGCGCTTCCAAGTGCTCGTGCGGCACGGCGCGGGACGCTGCGTCGTGGGCTTGGGCGACTTGCCCGCGTGGCTTGAGACGGCGCGAGCGCTCTCCGAGACGGTGCTGCCAGAATGGTACGTTCGAGACGTGAGCTTGACCGCGGAAGACTCCGAGCGGATCGGGGGTGCGCGATGAGCTGGACGAACGCAGACCGGGCCGCCACCGCCGAGCAGTGCGCCGAGCTTCATGCGCGGCTCACGCGATCGACGTGTGAGGACGGACACACGCAACTGATCGACCTGCTGTGCAACCTGCGCCACCTGGCCGACCGGGAGGGCTGGAATTGGATCGCCACCGACCGCACGGCCGAAGGCCACCACCGGGCCGAAGTGGACGAGGCGCGCGAGGAGGCGAACCGATGCGAGAGCTAGACAACCTGCGCGAGGCGCTCGACGCGATGCCGGGGAGCCCCGGCGATGTCGGATATGCGGAACTGGCAGCCTACGACGCCGAGAAGGCCGACCAGTGTGAGCACGTCGCAAGCCTGGCCGAGCACCTGGCCGACGCGCTGGCCGACTTGCGCCGCGCGGCTCGCGTCTTGATGCGCGAGAGCGAAGAAGAGGAGTATCTCGACACTGGCGACGCGCTGGACATCCTGCGCCGCCTCGTGGGGCCGGTGCCGTCCCCGCTTGACGCCTTCCGCGCGAGCGCGGAGCGCGTGACATGGGGCGAGCTGGTCGAGCGCGACGAGAACGGCGGAGCGCTCGACTACTACCAAGACGAGCGCGAGGAGCGCCCCGTAGCCGTGCGCATTTACGGCGCGGGCTATTGGATCGCCGAAATGGCGGACGGCTCGCACCGCTGCCCGCTGGAGCGCGACGAGCACACCGGCACGCTCGACGAGCTGGAGCGCTTGCTCCATGAATTCGCGGAGGTGGCGGGGTGAGCTTTCTAACCAAGGCTGAAGTCCTCGCCGCGTTCCTGGAGGATGTCGCGCCCGCCGTGCTCGACCGCTACGGCGTCGACGACGAGCCCGCATGGGCCGAGGCGTGGAACGACTACACCGACGGGCTTCGCACTGACCGCAGGATCAGCGCGCGAGCCTACGACACCTGGGCGCATCCGCGCGGTCTCGGCCAGCGCGCACTGGCGGGGCGGTCCAGATGACAGCGCCCACCCTCTTCGACATGGGCCAGCCCGGCGATCTGCCGGGCCAGGCCCTTCTATTCCCTGACGCGGACCCCACCGTTCAACGGGACGACGACTGGCGCGCCTTCCT